ACCAGAAGATCCGGAAAGAAAAAACGAGATAGCGGAGGAGCAGAATTAACTCTTGATTATATTGAGCGTTTTTGTTTTGGAGTATTAAGATTTTCCCCTCCGCAATACTATGAGATGACACTAAGAGAGGTTATTATTGCCATGCAAGGTTATAATAATCAATTTGAAATAGAGCAGCAATTTGAGTGGGAAAGAGCCAGATGGCAAACAACACTTTTATTAAATGTTCATACGGCAAAAGGCAAATCAATTAAGCCTAAAGATTTGATTGAATTTCCTTGGGAGACAGATAATCCAAAACCAACTAAAAGAAGTTTGACAGAAGTTGACAAGTCAATTTTTGACAAATGGGATAAAGAGTAAATAATGGCATTAGGTAAACTGAATTTAAAACTTGGCATTGATGTAAGTAATCTTGAAAAAGAACTTGGCAAGGTTGAGCGTGCGATGTCAAGATTTGGCGGACAAATGCAATCTATCGGCAGCACTATGACACAGTCATTAACTCTGCCTTTACTTGGTGTCGGTGCAGCTTCATTGAAAGCATTTGCCGACATGGAGAAGTTGGAGAATGGATTGATTGCCATTATGGGTACAAGTGAAGGAGCAAAGGAAGAGTTGGATAAGTTGCGTAAAGTTGCTGAGAATCCTGGTCTTGCATTGCCTCAAGTTGTACAGGCTTCTGCCTCTTTACAATCAGTAGGAATGTCTGCCGATGCTGCAAGGGAAACTATAACACAGTTTGGTAATGCGGTAGCGAGATCGGGAGGAGGTGCAGAACAGTTTAGCGGAGTTACATTAGCTTTAAGTCAGATAAGCGCGGTTGGTAAAGTTACACAGGAAGACCTTAATCAGATAAAAGAAAGGCTACCGGAGTTTGCCAGAGTAATGAAAGAGGAATTTGGAACGGTGACTGCGGAAGGAATAAACGCAATAGGTGTAAGTAGTGAAGATTTTATTACGCGCTCTGTATCTGCATTAGCAAAGTTAGAAAGGGCGCAAGGTGGATTAGGGAATACATTTGATAATTTAAAAGATAATGTAACGGCATCTTTGGCTGAGTTTGGCAAGGCTATAAACGAATCATTAAATTTACAAGCCGTTGCAGAAAGTTTAAGTAAATATATTCAAGGTTTAGTAGATGGATTTAAAAATCTTACACCAGAAGTCCAAGGCTTTATAGTTAAGGCTGCTTTAGTGGCTGCATCTATCGGGCCCATTATATTTATAGTAGGAAAATTAATAAGTACATACGGTGCTTTAGCAGGAGCCTCAAAATTAATAGTACAAGCAATAGGAAATATAAGTAAAGCATTTAGCTATTTAGCTGCCAATCCAATGATTTTAGTAGTTACTGCCTTAATTGCTGCTATTGGTGCTATTGCATTATATGTTTATGATAACTGGCAAGCCTTCACAGATAGATTTAAAAACATTTGGATAAACATTAAAAACTCCGTAATGGAAGGAGTAGCTAATGTTTTAAAAAATATTGATTATCTACAGAAAGCATTAGGATTAAATTTATTTAATCTTGATGGTTTAACATCTTATCAAAAGGAACAAAGAATAGTAGCTACAGAGTTTAAAAGTATTGGAGATACAGTTGATAGTTTAAAAGGCAAACTTGCTTCATTGTTTACCGTAAGTAAAAAGGCTGGTACTATTGTTACACCAACTGAACCTACTACTACAACAACCACAACTACAACAACACCAGGCGGAGGAGGCGGTGGCCTTGTAACTACACAACCAAAAAATGAAACATTATCACCTACAAATTTATTACCTACAATTGGTAAATTACCCGAACAGTTAAAAAGTGTTACTGCTGAAACAGAAAAGGCAAAAGACGAAACTAACGCTTTTACAGTTGCTCAGACTGCCGCTGGGAAAGCAATACAAGTTACAGATGAAAAAATAGAATTACTAAAAAAAGGATTAGAAGATTTAAACACAGGTTTAAAAAATATAATAGAAGGTGCATTAAATGATTTAGCCGTAGGTTTAGGCGAACAATTAGGTAACGCATTAAGTGGAGCTGGTTTTGATGTAAAATCTTTTTTACGTCCAGTTGCTGAGGCAGTTATTAGTTTTGGTAAATTAGCTATACAAGTAGGTATAGCAGCATTAGGTATTAAAACGGCTCTTAAATCTTTAAATCCTGCCATTGCTATTGCTGGTGGTATTGCGCTTGTTGCTTTAGGTACTTTAGTTAAAAATAGTTTGTCAGCTCCAAAGTTAGCTGAGGGAGGCTTGGCATACGGGCCAACTATGGCAATGGTAGGAGATAACAAAAATAGTCGAGTTGACCCGGAAGTTATTGCACCTCTATCAAAGTTAAAATCAATGATGGGAGACATGGGCGTAGGTGGCACACTGGAGACAAGGATAAGCGGAAATGATTTGATTATATTGTTAAACAGATCTCAAAAGGGATTAAGTAGAATACAATAATGGCTGTAAGGTTTGAAACGACTGTATATAATGAGAAAGGCAGAAAGATTAATGTTGCTATAAAAGACAATGTTTTTTCTGGTATGACATATTCATTTGATACTATTAGCCTGTCATTACAATACGATAGCGAAAGCCAACAAGGAGCTGAAAGATTTACTCCTATAATCGGATCATCTTGCAATCTATCGTTACTTATAAATAATAACGATTTAGAGACATTATTACTTGATATTGGATTAGCAGTTGAGGGAAGGTTTACAATGCATTTAACTGCGTACGAAGATGACAATACAACAGTATCGTTTAATTGGTATGGTTATATAGTTACAGATTTAGTACAATTTGAAGACATCCCTTTATCTATTGGATATGTTGCTCAAATATCTGCCATTGATGGATTAGGATGGCTTAAAACATTGGATTACAAAAGTGCAGTAGGGCCTTATAATGGACAGGACACAGTAGTACAACATATTTTAAACTGCCTTAATCAATTAGATTTTGTACAGAGTGAATTGGTGGCAAATAGTCTGCCAGTGCTGCACACTGTTTTTAATTGGAATGAAAATACTACAGCCTATAATGCTGCTAATGATTACGCATTATTGACAGTAATACAGCATAGGGCATTTTATCATAAGGATACAAAAAACAACTACATATATCAAAGTTGCTACGATGTTTTAAAAAAGATATGTCAAACCTTTGGCGCAAGATTAATATTTTCTGGTAATCAATATTGGTTTATACAGGTCAATGAATATGCAAGAAATCCTTCAAATCACAGATATTTTAAATATAGCGCATTAGGCGTACAGGCATCTGGTACATTTACTTTTGATTTTACTATGTCTAATGTACAGACTAATTTGCCAAGTAGTGATTTAATGAGATTAAGCGGAGGTAAATGGACATATTATCCTGCACTAAAAAATGTAGTTGTTAGATACAATCACTTTGCTAAACAAAACTTATTAGCCGGAGTAGAATATAACTATGCTACTAATGCCACACCAATAACAACAATCACTCCGACATTAGACGCTACAAATGCAGATGCAAGATTATCATACACAGGAATACTTGGCTTTTATGCCCAGGCTTTAAATCCTGTAAACTTTGAGCCTTTTCAATTTGTATTTGCTGTAAAGGTAGCATCTATTATTAATAGCTTTCCATTGCAAGGTTTTGCCGATGCTAACTGGACATTGGGCAGCGGTTGGTTTATTAATAATGGAATACTTGAAGGTACAATAATAGCAACGGTAGCATACTACACTACTTTTACAGTTACATCTGGTAGAAAGTATTATGTTAAAATTAAAGTTGATATTGAAAATAGTGGTAGCCTTAGACTACGTTTAGGTGGTGTTACAAAAACAATTACAGAAAGTGGTGATTATGACTATGTAATTTTATCAACTAACACAGATACATTACAATTAGATAGTTTATCATCTCCAGGTTTTACTGGCAAAATTAAATCATTACAGGTAAAGCAGGAAAATAAGTATTTAAAAAGAAATGTAACTTACACTAATGGTTTTAATTTTATATTAGACGCTGCAAGTTGGGAAGATACATTTTACGAATATGAGTTTAATACGGAAACAATAACAGCAGATGCTGCTTTTGTTGCTTATAAAACTATCACATTTGATACCTTAGACATTCCAGAGAGTGCAGAGTATGTATGGGAGATGCGCTTAAAAAATATGAGAAATGAGGCAGGAACAAATGTGTCTGGTAATTTTAGTATATCATATTTATTAAGCAGTAATTATCTTGAATTTCTTCCTACTGGTGCAGTCTCTGGGCAAAGTGACATCCTTGAATATGGCTCTGACAATGACGATAAATCATCCACTATATTTAGCCTTGACACATACCTTGGCGATGGGCCGAGTAAAACAACGGATGGAGGATTAAAAGTATTAGAATCTGGCACCTATGAAAATAGCAGCTCATGGGATGTTAGCAGCGGATCAGGCTTTAACAATGTCACACAATTATTAGTAAATGAAGTAATACGCGGACAGCTCACACCAAAGTTACGCATGGTTGATATGCCATTCCAAAATTTATCAGTTGACAATCCATACCTTCCTCACAAGGTCATAGAATATTCATCTGGATATTACGTTTTTGAAAGAGGTAGTTTTGATTTAAAAACAGAGATTTGGCAAGGTGATTACTTTAAAATAGAATTGGATGCCTAACTATACAGAACGCACAGTATTATCTAAACCTCGCGACTTTGCCGACGTTGCAAACAATGCAGGCAGTGGCGGTGTGGTAAATAATAATGTCACAGAAACAATAAATAATGTTACAGTAAATGGCTCTGCCGTATCAATATTCAATCAAGAATTTATTGCAGCTTCATCCAATGTTTTAACCTGGACACAAAATAATGGAGTGTTGCCAGTTACTAATTTAAATGCTGCTATCCATGTTTACCAAAATGGTCAGAAATTAATAGACAGTCAATATGTAATAACGGCACCTGCTACTATTACGATAGATATTAACACACATTACGATGGAAGTAATTACATTGTATTTGCAATAAACATAATATAATGGAAGAGATAAAAGCACCAAAGAAAGAAAGGAAGTTTTTAAAAGCCGTTGGAAACATTGCCAAGGTTTTAGCCAATGAATTAATAATGGGCATTGGGCGCAAGT